GGCCTAGGTCCTTTAGGGTTATTCTAGGCCTAGGTCCTTTAGGGTTATTCTAGGCCTAGGTCCTTTAGGGTTATTCTAGGCCTAGGTCCCTTTAGGGCCTGGGCCTAGGTCCCTCTAGGGCCTAGTACTAGGTCCTTTAAAGACCTAGTATATATATATATTTATATATAACCTATTTTTATTAAAATGGTTAAGGCTATAAAAAATACTTTAGAAAATGGTTGACATTTCAAGAGTAACATGTTACAATCTAATTGGAATTTGTAAACGGCTTTATTAACATTGGGAGATTAGATGGTAGTTAAGTTTAATAAATTGACATTTCAAAATATACTCTCTTTCGGTGCGACTCCAACAACTGTCAGCTTTGACCATGGAGTCAATCTCATTTCTGGAAAGAATGGTTCTGGTAAATCAGCCATTCTCGATTCTCTTTCGTTTTGTCTATTCGGTCAACCATACAGAAAAATTAAAATAAAAGAGCTTGTCAATCGAAAGAACAAAAAGAACCTAAAAGTTACATGTGAATTCATGGTTGATGAAAGAGACAATTACGTGATAACAAGAAGCTTAAATCCTGACAAAATAGAAATCTTAAAGAATGGAGAAAAATTAGAACTTCTTTCATCCAAGAGACTGAACCAAGAAGAAATTGACAAAATCATTGGAATAAACTATCAAATGTTCAAGCAGGTTATTTCCCTCGCAGTCAACTACAACAAACCATTCCTTTCTTTACAGCTTTGGGAAAAGAGAGATATAGTTGAGCAGATTTTTAACATCGTCGTATTTGGACAGATGCTTAAAGTTCTCAAGAAGAAAAATGCTGATATAAAAGCAAAGAATGAAGCCAATGATAGAGTTATTGCTTTACTTGAGCAACATTTAAAATCTCTTAGAAAGAGAGTCGTCGAGTTGACAGAAGCTCAGAATAATTTCCAAACGAATAAAGACAACGATTTAAGAGCAAATGACGATAGAATTAGAAGATTTTTCAAAGAAAAGCTAGAGCTTTGTGAAGAAATTGAATTAGTTAACTTATCGATAGAGAACTCTAAATTCGATGAAGATATTCTAAAAGACCTGAAAGACAGAAGAGATAAAGTAATTAAAAATCTTAACGAAAGTGAATACGAGTCCAGGTCATCGGAAGAAATGATAACCTCGATGAACGAGCATACTGTATGTCCCTGGTGTAAAACAGAGATCACTCCAGATCATAGAGACAAAGAAATAAAAAGATTGAAGAAAATTGTTTCTGACAAAAAATCTGAAATAAGTAAGCTAAAATCTGATAGATTAGCCATTGAAGATGAGATATCATCTCAAGAAGGGTATTTGAAAGAGCTGAATGATAATCAGTTCAAAAGAGACAATGTTCAAAGCAAACTTGAAATGATAGATAGAGAACTAGCTTCTTCAGAAGCCAGAAGAAATGAAATTCTCAATAGAGAAATTGACTTTAATTTGAGTAGCATAAAGGATGAGTTTGAAGAGAAAAAACAGGAGTATAGAGTTCTTTGGAGTGAAACTAAAAAGATAAAGAAGGACTTGAAGAATAATGATATTGTTCAAAATATTCTTTCTGAAAGTGGTATAAAGGCTTACTTCTTCAAGAAGCTTATACCAATTCTCAACAGTAAAATAAACGAGTACATTAAGATGTTTGAACTTCCTGTTGTGCTTCAATTTGATGAGTTGATGAACGAAAAAATAACAAATCTTGACAATCTCAACAATGAGATTTCATACTATTCTTATTCTGAGGGTGAAAAGAAGAGAATCGATATGTCAATTTTACTTTCGTTCATAAGCATAACAAAAACCATATCAAATTGGAATTGTAATTTACTGATTATAGATGAACTTCTTGACAGTGCTATAGACGAGAATGGATTAGAAAAGTTAGTGGGAAGTCTAAAAAATATGACTTATGACTCAAATGACCTGAGCATTTACATCATATCTCATAGATTACAACAGGATTACAATTCTCAGTTCAAGAATTGTATTAGTATTAAAAAGAACAATAACAACTTCTCCGAGGTTGTTAAAATTAAGGGGGATTAAAATGGCTGAATATGTAAATAACAAAGAATTTTATTCTTTGTTAAAGGAATACAGAGAAAATAAATCAAAAAGGACTTATGAGAAGATTGGTAATTGTTTTCTTTTAATTGCTCAAAATTTACTAAATAGAGCTAATTTTATCAACTACACTCAAGACAGAAAAGATGAGATGGTATCAGACGCAGTCTACTACATGTGTAGGTATGTTGACAAATTCAATCTTGAAAGAAAGAATCCATTTGCGTACTTCACTATGATCGCAAGAAATGCTTTTCTACAGAATATAAATGATTACAACAGGAGAGATGACATATTTACGAGTATAGAATATATTGATAATGCCGACACCGCTGACAACTTGATTTAAGGTTGAAAAAATTGGAGGCAATATGCGTGTATGCTTAGTTAGCGATTTACACTTTGGAGTTCGTAAAAATTCTGAAGTGTTTCTAAATAGTCAGACAAGGTTTATTACAGAACAGTTAGTACCTTATCTTAAAGATAATGGTATAGAATATCTGTTTGTTTTAGGTGATGTTTTTGATAATAGGAGCAGTACGAATACCAAAGTTATGAATGCTGTTTATGAAGTTTTCAAAAATCATTTTTCAGATTTCAAAGTTTACGTTCTAGTCGGTAATCATGATTGTTATTTCAATAGTTCTGTCGAGGTCAACTCCCTTAAGTTTCTTGACGAATTTAACAATGTTACGCTCATAGAGAAAATTACAAGCATAGAGATTGATAACAAGAACATAGTTATGGTTCCTTGGATCGTTGACAATGTTAAGTTCGTCAGGGAGTTTAGCAAAAGAAAATGCGATGTATGTTTTGGACACTTCAATATCAAGGGATTTCACTTTAATAAATTCAAGAGAAGCGATGATGGTTTACATAGTAAGCTTTTCGGAAAATGTCAAAAGGTTTTCACAGGGCATTTTCATATAAGAAATTCTCAAACTCTTTATGGTAGTGATATTGTTTATATAGGATCACCTTACCAACTTACTAGAAATGACATTGATGAGAATAGAGGTTTTACTATTCTTGACTTATCCAAAATGGAACATAAGTTCGTTGACAATGAAGTCTCATTAAAGTACATAAAGTTAAAGTTTCCAGAGAAGTTCTCTAAAAAGAAAGTTCACAATAACATTGTTGATATTCACATATCATATGATGAAACATACAATGAAAAAGAAATTGATAAATATGTTAAGAAGATAGAAGAACATTGTCCGGCAATGACTCCAAACATTTTTGTTGATAACAACTCTGAACTAAACGGAGTGATAGATTTAGAAAACTACAATATCGGTTCGATGGTTGACTTGATGAGAGAATATATAGATAGTCTTGATATTGGAAATAAAGAGGAAATTTATGACACGTTGATTGACCTCTACAATGAAGTTAAAGGAGATATTTGAAATGAGTAATAAGCTTCCAACGAGCAATTTTGAAGTCTTTAGACAACACCTGCTCAATCCTAATAAATCTTTTGAGATTTCCACACAAGAAGGCAGACTTATGAAGGTTCAAAAGAACCTTGTAATATCATATGTTTCTGACTCAACCGGATGTGGACATATAAGAAACATTTTCCCAATGACATATTTGAACTCTATTTTTGGGAAGACTGGAAAATTTAATGTTATCATTTCTCCGGTTATGTTGTTCCAGCATGATGTTCTTCTCAGATGTAGAAGTATATTCTTCCAGAGAACTATGGCGCCCGGTCATATGAAAGCAATACAAATGTACAAGGATGCCCAGAAGAAATACGGTTTTAAGATGATCTATGATATAGATGACTTTATCTGGGAAGGTCCTGATGAAGGAGAATCAATTCCTGATTATAATTTCGGAAAGCAGGGAATATCAAAGGAAGTACAACAAGCATCCCTTGACATCATGAATGAGATGGATATTGTCTGTGTGTCAACTGACTTTCTTGGTCAATACATAAGAGAACATGGTGTTACTAAACCAGAGATAAGAACTATATACAACGCTGTTCCACAGTATTTTTGGGGACCTCATAGGAAAAGACCTATCAAACAGAAGATTATAAAACCAACATTTTTGTGGAGTGGAAGCCCTACACATTATAATAATCAAACTAAATTAAAAGGTGATATGGATAATGTTTGGACTGAATGGATAATTAAAAATGTTATTGATGGTAAAATTAATTTTGTTCAGATGGGCGGCTTACCATTTTTCTTTGAATGTATTAAAAATAAACCAAACTTTAAAGTTATAAATTGGGTGAATAGTTTTCAATACCATCTTCCTATAAAATCTAATAGACCTGATTTTATGATTGGACCACTTATACCAAATTATTTTAACTACAGTAAAAGCAATATTAAGGCTATTGAATCATATGCTTTAGGTGCATGTTTTATAGGAAATACTTGGAAAGGAACGAAATATGATAAATTTCCATCACCTTATGATGATTGTCCAGTTAATGTCCCATATAATATTTCATATGAAGATTTAGATAGAATTATTTGGGATTTGACAGAAACAGATAATTACAATAAAGTTATTAAAGAACAATATCAAATTCTTGACAAAGAAGGTAGATGGCTTGAAAGTGAAAAATATGTTAAAATGATTACTGAACTCTTTTGACTTGACAAACATCCAAAAAGATGATAGAATAAAAATAAAATCATCCAAGGAGTTTGTTTTGAAGAAAATTCCAAAAAGCAGTAGAGTGTTGAATATTGTCCATTGCGATCTTGACGGTTCCGTATGTGCGTTAATTTTAAGTCATGTTTTTGAAAACATTACCATAATAGATACATCATTTTACAGAATAGATTCTGTTCTTGAATCACTGGATTATGACAAATATGATTTTGTATTTCTGGCAGATATAAGTCCCAATAGAAAGGAAAACTTATATCTGTCAGACAAAATTATTTTACTTGACCATCATGAATCAGCAGAGTCTTATAATGACCCCAGCAAAATGCATTATGTTGTTCCTAACAAATGCGCAGCGCACCTGACAAAGAAATTCGTTGAAAAATACTATGGTCTTGATTTGAGTCATCTTGACGACATAGTTAGATTGACGAATGATTATGATATGTGGGAACTCAAATATCCTGACAGTAAGAAATTAAATGACGTAATGTTTTATCTGTATAGACCTAAAAAGTTCAGAGATAACTTTTTTGACGGTAGGACATACTTTACAGATGAAGAAGAAAAGTGGTTGAAGGAAAGAGATTTTGAATTCAAAAGACTTTATGATAGTCTCGAAATATTCGAGTTTGAGAAGATAAATGGTTGTGTTGTTCAGTCAAAAGAGTTCATAAATGAGATATGTCACAAGCTTATGAATGAAGAAGGATATGACATAGTTTTTGTTAGAAACCCTTATCATGGTAGAGTCAGTGTGAGACATAAGATTGAAGGTTTAAATATGGGAACAATTCTAAAAGAAAAGGGAATTGGTGGGGGGCATGAAAAATCGGCAGGGCTTTTCTGTGACGACATGAAAGATTTCCAGAATAAGGTTTCTGTTCTTGAAGAAGAAATTTCACAAAAATATCCTAGGAAATGAAAGTAAAGATTAAGCATTGGAATAGTCAACCAGAAGCAGATGCCGTACAATCTTTTTTTGACTTGGCAATGTATTCGTATCGAAAGAGAAAATCAATGTCCAGAAGTTCTAAAATTTACTTCTGGTAGACCTGGTTGTTGTTTAGTTTTTCAATTTGAAGACCCTTCTAAACCAGAAGTTGTTATTAGTAAGTTTCAAGACTTGATAAAATACTGGGATGAAGAAGGTCTTTGGTTAATTTAATTTTATTGAACGGAGGTTTAATATGTCAATGAAAGTTTATTTGGCTGGCTACATTCAAGGCAGTGTCATTGATAAGTGTGTTGCTTGGCGTAAAAATATTAGAGAAACATATGACAACTGGCCATCTGGTCGTTACCCAATTAACTGGTTAGACCCTTTGAATGGAGAGAACTTCAATGAAATTTCATCTAACGGATTGAAAGGTGTTTTCCCACCAAATGCTATTGTACACAAAGATTATAATTGTGTTAGAAAAGCAGACTTGTTGATTGTCAATACAGATACTTTTGGTCAAGATAGGCCTTTGCTTGGAACAGTTTATGAACTTGCATGGGCATATGATTGGAGAAAACCAGTCATAATGATAACAGATGATGTTGTTTGGGAAAATCATCCATTTGTAACAAACACAGTTTCGTGGTATGTTAAGAGTGTTGAAGAACTGATAGAAAAGAAAATCATTAACGAATTTTACAAATCGTGGCATTCGGCTATATATTGAATATGAGTTTATAATGAAAAGAAATTGACAATTGAAGCCAAGGAGGTAGATGATGCCTTACATAAAGAAGGAAGATAGAGATAAGTATGATGGTGCTCTCTGGGAGATTGATGAAATTGAAACCAAAGGTGAATTGGAGTATTGTATTTTCAGTCTGATGAACAAGTACATGTCTGATAAGGAATATAGATATTCAAATCTTCATGACTGTGTTTATGCTGCTCAACATTGTGCTGATGAGTTTAGAAGAAGATATCTCGACAAGAGAGAGGACGAAGCAATCGAACAAAACGGAGATATAGAAGGGGCCTAATATGGAAAATATTTTGTTTTTTTGTTTGTTTATGATTTTGTGGGCTTGCTTTTGTAAATTTGCTCTTTACATCTTTTCGAAAATATGTTATCATGTTGTTATATTTGGAATCAATATCGGAAATGATGGTTTACAGAGAAGAATTTCAAAAGTCTTAGGAGGATGAATGTTTACTCGTATATATTACGACTCATACAAAAACAGATTATATTGTAATGAATATGAAAACGGAAAAAGAAAAAAGCACGACTTCCATCCAATGTTCGAGTATTATGTTCCATACAATGATACTTTGGGAGAATCAAACCAACAAGAAGAATTCAGAGATATTTACGGCAATAGAGTAATGCCGCAGTCAAGTGATTCACGACAGTCAATGAAGCAAGTGGCATCTTGTACGAAGACTTGTGAAACAGACATACCCGAAGACGTTAAATTCCTACAGAAAAGATATAAAGGAAAAAAATTAAAAGCTGATTTGAATAACTTTCAAATAGCTACGATAGACATCGAGGTTGAAGCTGGATATACTGGATTTGATCAAAATCATAAAATTAAAATAAGAAAAAAAAGATAGATGAGGAAAATCTATATCTAAAAATAAAAAAAAGGACAAAAACTAATCAACAAAAAATAATGGGTGAAAAATATGCTAAAATGACTGATTTAGAATTTGAAAATTTTTTACAAAATAAAAATCCTAAAATGTACAAAAGAATGAAAAACCTAAGAGAAAAATATTTAAAAGGAAAATAAATTATATGAATGAAGAGTTTATTACAATAAGTGAATTTGAAACCAAAAATGATAAAAATGATTATGAAGTTTGGGATGAGAAGAAACAAAAATGGTGTAATTTCAAAGATAGTTGTTATTACTCAAATTCAGAGTTCCCCAAACCAGAAGATGCCAAATTCCCAATCAATCTAATATCTATACACTATTCTAAGGAAGATGAGGTTTATACATTTGGTACAAGACCTTATACTGGCGATAGTCCTCTGGTAAAAAACTATCACTATTGTCCAGATGAAAAGACGATGTTAGAGAGATTTATAAAACACTTCAGAAAGAAGAGTGTTGATATTCTAACTGGTTGGAATGTTATGGGATTCGACGTTCCATACATTGTCAACAGGTGTAGAAATCTTAAAATAGAAACTCTACTGTCTCCAATAAATCTTGATTACGTTCAGAGAAAAACTGGTGGCTATCATATAGAAGGTGGTGGTTTTATCATACCTGGTATTTCTATTCTTGATGGATTGGAATTATACAAGAACTTTGTTTATACCAAAAGAGAAAGATATTCTCTTCAGTTTATAGGAAAGTTGGAAGTCAATGAAGGTAAGAAGGACTTGGAGGGAACTGTCAATACTGCTTGGAAGCAGTGGAATGAATTTGTGGAGTATAACATACAAGACGTTCTACTTTGTAAGAAGATAGAGGATAAGAAAAAGCATATCAAGCTCACAATCCAGTTCTGTTATCAGGCATTGATACCATTTGAAAGAATATTCTCTTCTATAACTCTTGTGACTGGATACATGCTGAGATATCTTCATGAAAGGAATATCGTTTTCCCAGATAGAATAAACACGGAGAAGAACAAAAAGTTTCCTGGGGCGTATGTTATGGCAAAACCAGGATTCTATGAGTATGTTGTTTCTTTTGATGTTGCTTCTATGTATCCTCACGAAATTATGACTTACAATATAAGCCCGGAAACAATTTGTGATAAAGAATACACATTAACTTATAAAGACAAAGATTATTTTTTTGATGGTAATGATGAAATTTTGGTTGAAAGTTCTAAAGGATATATTAAAAAATTTGTCAAAGATTTACAAGAAAATGATGTTATTTATATAAATACTTCTAAATAGAATACATTGTTATAACATCATTAGGAGAATCTTGTGAAGTGGAATAAGAAAATATTTGTAGAGAAAGCTAAAAAAGTTCATGGAGAAAAGTATGATTATAGTCAAGTTGATTACGTTAATAGTAGGACTTTGGTAAAAATCAAATGCGAAAAACATGGAATTTTTGAACAATTGCCGTCTAATCATATTAGAAAATATGGTTGCCCTTTATGTGCTATTGACAATAGAACTATGAATCATAATGTATTCATAAAAAAAGCTAAAAAAGTTCATGGAGAAAAGTATGATTATAGTCAAGTTGATTATGTCAACAACCATACCAAAGTTGCTATAATTTGTAAAAATCACGGTATATTTTTACAAGAGCCACAAAACCATTTAAGAGGACATGGATGTCCTATTTGTATGGTTGATAATCATATTTCAAAACATTCTTTTAATAATGAAATATTTATAGATAAAGCTAAAAAAGTTCACGGTAACAAGTATGATTACTCAAAAGTTGAATATGTAAGTAGTTTAAAAAAAGTTTGTATCATTTGTCCTAAACATGGTGAATTCTGGCAAAGTTATAATTCACACATTCATCATAAAAATGGTTGTCCTATCTGTAAATTATCCAAAGGTGAAATTGTAATTGAAAAATTTCTCAAAGATAATAAAATAGAGTTTATTAGTCAATACAATTTTGACGGTTGTAGTAACAAAAGAAAATTATCTTTTGACTTTTATATTCCAGAGTATAATACATGTATTGAATATGATGGTATACAACATTTTTATCATGTTCCTTGTTTTGGTAGCTACAAAAAATTTTGTAGACAACAGGAATGTGATAAAATAAAGAATGTATTTTGTCAAGATAATAATATTGAACTAATAAGAATATCTTATAAACAAAACATAAAGATGGAGCTTAATAAATGGTTGAAGGAAAAAATTTCAAATTAAGTAAAAATTACAAATGTCCTCTTTCCAAATGGAAATCATGGGAAACAGTTAACGGTGATTTTGAGTGTGGTGGAATCTATTATCGTAAAGATAAAAGGGGAGTCATGGCAGAGATTGTAAGCGATATTTACAACGAAAGAAAGACTTTGAAGAAGAAGGGATTCATTGCTGATGCTATCGCAAAAGGTAGAAGTCTTGAAGGTTATCCACAAGAGCTTATTGATGCTGTCAAATCAGAAGGTGAGACATCGGAATATTATGACTCTCAACAGCTAATCAGAAAGATTCTTATCAACTCAGTGTATGGAGTTCTTGGAAATCCTTTCTTCAACTTTTTCAATGTGAACAATGCTATCGCTGTTACATTGAGCGGACAGGACTTGATTAGATATTTATCAAATACTCTCAACAACTACATGAAGCAAAAGTGGCACGAAATTGGTCCTAAGCTCTATCCATACGCAAAATGTGATTGGAAACCTTTGGAAAAAGATGTTGTGATACTTATAGATACTGACTCCAGCTATGTTTGTCTTCAGGAAATTGTTAGAAACATGGGTCTGGAATTCAAGAATAATCAGGAATTTTATGATTGGGTTGACGATCTTGATGAAAGATTTTTCAAACCATTCTTTGACAAGATTCTAAAAATCTATGCCAATAACTATGGAGTTCCTCAGTTGATTGACTTCAAGAGAGAAAAGATTATAACACAGAAGTTCATACTTGCTAAGAAGAAATATGCTGATGAAGTTATTGCCAATGAAGATAAGCTTTACATTGATGAACCAAAAATATCAATCACTGGAATTGAGGTTGTTAGAACTGACACTCCTCAATTTAGTCGTGAAAGGATTATGGGTGTTATAAGAAAAATATTCAATGTGCGTGGAAAGGACAAGGAAGCCGTATTGACAAAGCTTAGAAAGATTCATAATGAATTTCTTGAAGCTGGTCCTTCTGATATTGCCAACCCAACTGGTATAAAAGATTACACAAAATATGCTGAACCAGTTGAAAAGTATATTGAGAACAACGAGATAAGTTATCCAAAACATTTACCGATTCATGTCAGAGCTGCTATGAATTATAATTTCGTTGTTGCTAAGAATGATCTTCCATTGATGCCTGTCAATAATGGAACTAAAATGAAGTACATTTATGTTGCTCCTCATAAGAACGAAATTCATCAGAATGTAATTGGCTTTGTGAATGAGTGGCCAAAGGAGTTTGATGATTTGTTTTATATTGACACAGAGGAGCAATGGAAGAAGGTTTTTCAAAACGCAATACAGAGATTCTTCAATGTTCTCGGGTGGGGTGAGATAGAAATAGAAGAGAACAGTTTATCTGACTTCATTGAGTTTTGATATTGACAAAACAGAAATAATATGATATAATCATATAAAAGGAGGATTTATGAAAAATTTGTATGAGATTATTCTAAAAGACAAAGAGACTAAAGATAGTCCAGCGCTATCATCATATCTCTTTACAGAAGATGAGAAGATAGATTTTCTGTCTACCAATGTAATATCTTTGAACCTACTATACAGTGGGAGGATTGACGGAGGAATTCCAATTGGTAGAATTTCAATGATTTCAGCACCTTCAATGCTTGGAAAGTCTTTCGTAGCATATGGACTTGTCAAGAATGCTCAAAAGAATGGAATGCAAGTTTGTATTATTGATACTGAGAGAGCATTCAACTTTTCATTCGCACAATCTATTGGTATTGATATTAGTCCAGAAAAACTTGTTGTTCTTCAAGAAAATAGTATTGAGGACGTTCAAGGAATTATTGTAACGATTTGTGATGAAATTCCAAAGAGCGAGAGAAAGAATATTTTGTTTGTTATAGATAGTTGGGGTTCATTGGTAACATCAAAGACGGTTGATAACGCGAGATCAGGTAACGATGCTGCAGATTTTACAATCCCCAAAAAGAAAAACAATCTTGCTAATATAATGATAAATCAAAGAGCAACATTCTTTGTAGTCAATCACGTTTATGATAATACTGGTGGAATGGGAGATACTCTAAAAATTCCTGGTGGAAGAAAGATAGAGTTCAATAGTGAAGCAATTGTTCTTGGTAGAAGTATGGCAAAAGAGAAGGATGCCAAGAAAAATATAACTGGTTATATTGTTACTGCTGAAACTTACAAGTCAAGATGGAGCAAGATGAATTCCAGAATTCAATTCAGAATCAAAGTTGAAGGTGGTCTTGATATATTCTATGGAATATTACCGGATGCTTTAGAAGCTGGAGTTGTAGAAAAACCAACTGTTGGATATTACACCAGAACTTGTGTAGAGAATGATAAAAAGCACAGAGAAAGTGAGATATACAATTCAGATTTTTGGTTACCAGTTTTCAAGGATACTGAGTTCAAGAATTGGTTAGAAAAGAAATATACTTACAAAACACCAATAGATATTGCTACAAAGGATGAAGCTCTAAGTATAATGGACAAAGAAGAGAATAAATCTAAAAAAGGAAAGAAATAATATATGAAAGAAGCTGTATTCTTTGAAAATGTTCTCATAAAGTTTCTTTTTACAATCGAGAATGTTAGGGACAAGGTTATGCCGTTTCTTGTCCCTGAACTTTTTGAAGATCATAAGAACGTTCAGTTGATAAAGTCTGTCATAAAAATGTATGAAAAATTTGAGAGATTTCCAACAGTTCCCGAAATGCGTCTTGAACTTGATAATGAGAGTGTGTACAAAAGATTATTAGAAATTATGGAGACTGATGTTTCTGAATATCAGTCAGATTTCTTGTTGGAAGAGATAGAAGAATTTATGAGAGAAAAGTTGATTCATAACATCAATGTTGATATTGCTGTGAATCTCAGTAACAAAAAAATAGATGATATTAAGAAGACTCCAGATCAGTTGAGAGAAGCAATAGCTTTTAGTTTTGACTCTAAAGTTGGACTTGATTTTATGGAAGAGGAAGAAAGATTGTATAAGTTCCTACATGATGTTGACAGAGTGATACCAACCTCTATCGGTATTCTCAATAGGATAATAGAAGGTGGATTCCATGAAAAGTCATTGACATTGTTCATGGCCGAAACCAATATGGGTAAGTCTTTGATAATGACTTCTCTTGCTGTTGATTGTGTTCTTAGAAACAAGAACGTCCTTTATGTGTCTTGTGAAATGTCAGAAAACAAAATCTCAGAAAGAATAATGTCAAATATGTTTGATGTTAATACTGAGGATTTGAAACTATTGACTAAAGACAAGTTTCACTCTAAGTTTGAAAAGGTTAAAAAGCAAGTCAGTAAGAAGATAATAGTAAAGGAATATCCACCAACATCTATCAACGCCAACCATATTAGAAATTTACTAAAAGAGCTTAAGGTTAGGAAGAAGTTTACTCCTGATATAATATTCATAGACTATCTTGGTATAATGAACCCTATTCATAAAAACAAGGGTGATAATACATATCTTGAAGTCAAGAGAATTTCAGAGGAAGTAAGAGCAGTTGCTGTGGAGATGTCTCTTCCTATCGTTTCAGCAGTTCAGACAAACCGTAAGGGTTTTGGTGGTGCTGAAATAGATTTGACTGATATATCTGACTCCATTGGAACAGCAGCAACTGCTGATGTTATAATTGGAGTAACTCAATCGAATGATTTAAGAAAAGTTGGAAAGTACTATTGGATGGTACTGAAAAACAGATATGGTTTGAATAAGAAGGGTATGAATGTTTGTGTTGATTATTACAAGATGAGAGTTTTTGAAGATGAGGAGACAGAAGTTGGAGATACTACTGGATCAATATCCAGAGACCCTCCGAGTGATAAAGACAAGAAGAAAAAGGTTAGTAGTGCTATTAAAGACGCAAAGGGAGTTTTAAGTAAAGATACAAACGATAAGTTCAAAAAAATGATTGACTTTGAATAGGAGTTTAAATGGCTAAACATCAAGTAAACACATTTGACCAAAGTAAGATATCAGAAAAAACAAACGAGTTTGAGTTAGTGAATGACATACTCAAAAAGGAATTTCTAAATTGGATGGAAGGAAAAGGGTATTCTTTCGATTATCTAAAGGAAATTTTTGATGGTAAGAAAATGAGTGCCTCTGAACAGAGTAAATTCAACGAGACAATAAGAAAGGCAAAGGTAGAAGTTAACATTAATCTCGTAGATATTATTGTGTTGTTTGAAGAGAACTTTAACAAGTTCAAGAAGATACTCTATACATTCGATGGAGAAACAAAGTACGAACTTAAAAAGGAACTATCAAAAAAGTACTTTATTCAATTGGACGAAAATAATCTGAAACAAATACTGGGGTAGTTGTATGGAATTCGCTTCTACTTTGAGAGTTTTTTCTGTTATTGTAAACACTAAGAACTTTGTAAAAGGTAAGAAGGATATTGACATTTTCAAACTTCTTAGTATGACTGCCTTTAGAAAAGCTCCTAAATTCTACGCAATTAGTTCTAAGAGAATATATAGTGAGATATCTAACGGATACTATAGCATTTGTGACTTGGCAATATTTCTTCTGTATCAGTACATGATGGGTAAAACGTCTATAAAGCTTGGTGAAGTAAACTACAAAAACTTGAAAGATTTCAAGGAAATGATAAGTGACAAAAGGTATAATGAAGATTTACATTTGTTAAGGGAGGTTTATAAAAGTCTAAATTTCAAAAGCATGAAAGAATTCTTTGACATAAAGGAGGATGGGACAAATGTGGTGTTTGAATTGACAAAAAAGAAGCATATTTCTCCAAGATTTTTCATAAAAAATATGTTGACAAAAAATGATGAATATGATACAATTAATAATAGAGAGTACGAGCTATTTAAGAGAATAGCAAATAAGATAAAAGAAACACAAAGGAGGTTCTTAAATGAACAAAAAGAAATTCGGTAGAGATTGGTCAAAGACAATGGACAAAATCCGTGAACAGAATGATAAGGGTAATTCTGGAAACTCTTATAAAGACGAAAGAATTTACTACCCTGAATTCTCAAGCAATGGAACTGCCCAGGCACTTATCAGATTCCTTCCATCACCAGACACAGATATCCCATTTGTAAGTACATATAGCCACTCTGTAAAGGGACCTGGTGGATGGTACATTGAGAATTGCCCAACAACATTGAAGAAGGAATGTCCAGTCTGTAAGGCCAACTCGGCAATTTGGGACAGTGACCAGGAAACTGCCAGAAAAAGAAAGAGAAAGCAGAACTACTACTCCAATATCCTTGTTGTAAAGGACCCAGCTCATCCAGAGAACGAAGGAAAGGTATTCCTTTACAGATATGGAAAGAAAGTTCATGATAAGATTATGGAAAGAATTAATCCTGGTGATGACTCAATTGAAGAACCTGTCATGGTTTTTGACTACTATGATGGAGCAGACTTTAAGTTGATTATCAAGAAGATCAAAGTTGGTAATTTGAATATGCCAAACTATGACTCTTGTCAGTTTGACAATCCTTCACCTGTTGGAACAGATGCTGAAATTGAAAAGATTGATAAAAGTCTTTATAGTTTGTCTGAATTCGTTTCTCCTGACAATTTCAAGGAATATGGGGAACTTGAAAGTAAGTTCAATAGAGTTGTTGGTGCTCCAAATCCATCATACACAAACCAACCAACTCCTGCGCCATCGACAACAAAACCAGAGCAGAGCAACACCAAGAATGAAACTTCTGAATCAATCGCAGAAGAATCAATATTTGAAGGATCGGATGACGATTTCTTCAATGACTTACAGAATGATGAAGAATAATTGAATGGTTGTTTGTTTATTGGAGAAGGGGAGTGAATATACATCACTCCCCTTCTTTTTGGAGAATTTATGAATTTTTCAGATTTTGATGAAATAGCTCTCGAAAGACAAGTAAGACTAATTCTGAGTTCATTGGAAAATGTAACTGAGAGCTATGACTATTACAACTTCAGATGTCATATATGTGGAGATTCTCAAAAGTCAAAATCAAAGAAAAGAGGATACATTCTTAAAAACAAGACTCCTTGGATGTACTATTGTCACAATTGTTATTACAAGAAACCCGTTATTTTTTGGATGAAGGAATTTTTCCCTTCATACTACAAGGACTACTTCAAAGAAGTCCTTGGAAGAAACGACAATAAAAAGAAAAGAGATTTACCAAATATAAAGGCAAGAAGAACGAGAAAGAGAAGTACTGAGCAGGATCAAACAAAATTCTTCGTACATATAAAGAGTGGTGTAACTCCACTCTTCGCTAAAGCAATAAGGTTTTGTATTGACAGAAACATTCCAGAAGATGTTTGGAGTAAATGGTATGTGGCAACTGGAGAGATGTATCGTAATAGGCTTATTATACCATTTTATGATGATAAAGGTAAAATATACTATTACCAGGGAAGATCGCTTTATGACTACATGACTCCAAAATATCTGTCAAGAGCAGGAAATTACAATAGCATATATAACTACTACCTTGTCGATAGAGAAAAACCAGTCACTGTGTTAGAGGGTCCCATTGACAGTATCTTCGTCGAGAATTCAGTTGCTGTTACTGGTGTAAAGATATACGACGATAACTTGAAGATTTTCAAGCAGAAGAGATTTCTTATAGATTATGACTGTGAAACATTTGATACTAAGAAAAAAACCATAGAACTCTTGACTAAAGGAGAGTACGTCTTCTGTTGGAAGAAATTCATGAAGACATACAATCTACCCAAGAGAAGTAAATGGGACATCAATGATGTTTTACTTTACATGAATAAAGACAATTTTTCTTATGAAGAGTTAGAACCCTTCTTCACAAACTCTATTTTTGATAAGGTGTTTTTCGTATGATTTACTGGAATGTAAATAAGATAAATCCTAATGCCATGAGGAACAATATGGATTTGATTGAAATGGTAAAGTGGTGCCCAACCAATGACACAACCAGCAGGACTTGCTTACGCAATGAGAATTATCTACAATGAAGATAATGACGAAGAAGATGACAAAAGGATTATGAACAATGATTTATAATGGTATAGAGTTTGATTCCGAAGAAGAAAGATTGTTTTACCTTTATTTGGATGAGCTTAAGGAAAGAGGTTTCGTTAGAGAATTCTCTTTTCATTCGGAATCATTTACCCTTTCAGAAAAAGTGACATATGATTGGATAAAAAAGATGAAGACTAAAGATAAGAAAATGGAAAGTACTTTGCTTCAATCACATGTTTATGTGCCCGATTTCAAAATATTGTGGAATTCTAAAGCATACGGAATTTTTTATCTTGATATTAACGATGGAAAAAATAAATTGGACTCTGTGCCTTTTATAAACAATATTGGGAATGATGGGTATGATGTTGGTTCTTTTATAGAAATAAAGCCATCATTTGATTTTCAAAATATGACAAGACTAGCAATTATTAATATCAAATGGGTGTATTATGAATACAAAATATTAGTTCAAAAAATTACACCAGTTGCTAAAACCAAATGTTTATTTAAAGATACATTTGTTCCCGAAAAAGCTTTATTAACCAAAACTGGAAAGAAGAAAAAATACCATTTTGAGGTCAAAAGTTTGGAAGATTATATAAATGATTGTAAGATAGAAAAGGACAGAGGTTAGCTACCTTTCCTGCCTATACAGGATTACTTTCT